CTTCCTTTTCCTAAGACTATTTAGAAAAAAGTCATATTGTAACTTCTTTGCTAGATTAGGATGTTTGTTCATTTCATTCGCAAACATAACCGCATCTATGTGTCCAGATAGACATCTATTAATAATATAAGATGGATACTTCTTTTCTAAATCAATATCCTCATCAATCAAATTATTTTTATTTGTGTTGATTGAATTTAACCAATCTTTCAATTCCATTTTTTTCTTCTCACAATGATTTGATCATTTTCATAATCGGGTATAAATTCTATAGGGTCATCATTATCCCAACAAAGTTCTCCATATAGAGAGTTTAGAATAGACATATCATCCCAAAGGTCGTTTGGTTTAGTCATGTTTCTCGCTCCAGTCTTTGAAATTAGTTTGTAAATCTAAAGGTTCGGGATCTGTGATACCCTTTGCTTTTTTCCAATTACTATACAGTGCTTGGAGATGCCATGATTGAGATAAACTCTTTGGCCCATGTTCAAGAAGATCAAGTTCCATCTTGTTTCGAGTATAAGCTTTGTACTCTTCTCTCCAATTAGAATCATCAAATGTTTTCATAATTTATTTTCTAATAATAACAACATCCCCTTCATCGTCATCGTCTTCATCTTGTGCCTTGAAAACTAAAAGTTCTTCACCAGATTGAACATCAGACATTTCTGGATGCACGTTTCTTTTTTCTTGTTGTCTATTGAAATCTCTTAAAGTTGAGGTCATCATAGCATACATGTATGCGAAGGTCGCCCCTGCAAGACAAGCAAAACAAAGAAAATATATAAAGACGCTAGTATCATTCATCGGAAACCTTGTTGTAGTATCTTTTGTATGGGGACTTGTTTTATCTTATCTATAATGTCAGTCTCTATTTTGTCTAGAATGTTTACATCTAGATGCATGAATGGTGGAATGATACCCAACATTCTTAATAGTCCATCAACAAATAATGCGAGAGTAGTGAATCCAAGAATCATACTGATGACAGTGGCTTCACGATTATGTTTTGCCATTGATTCATCATCGATTCTCCGTGCTTCATCAACAGCCTCTTTAACAGCAGCTTCAAGAAGAATTTTAACTTCTTCTTTAGTGTATGTGTATTTACGAATCTTTTCCTCAGTAACAGTTCTCTCTGTGGGATAATCTGATAAAGGAAATTCTTGTAGTATTGTTTTGATCATGAGTAGTTACCTTATGATGTCGATGTGCATATCTTTAGTCCAAACCTCTAATTCTTTTCTGAGAGAACCATTGGACTTAAGACTTTCATATCTCTTAGAGGCCTTATTCTTCCACCATTTGATGAGGTTCTCTTGATAGAATTTATCAAAGTTGATTGGGTTTTTCTCTAGAATGTCAGTATCTCCTCGAATAACTTCTCTAGAATTAGCAAATCCATAGTCACTGAAGTAGACTCTTTTCTTTTCAGTAAGGTTCTTTGCATTTGCAATCGCAGTCTGAAATTCCACAGCCTTTTGAGAAGATGAGCTCTTTTTGATGATAGATATCATCTTTTGTTGAGTCTTTAACTTGCGACTCGAAGCGTCCTCTTTGACTAACAATTTGTTGTTGTTTCTCTCTATAAACCATTTATTTAAACCTTTGAAGACATCATCATGTAATAAAGGAGTAAAGTCACTCATGGTCAATCCTTTGTATCTCATATATGGTTTAAGTCCATCATATTGTGATGATGACTTTGTTGTACCATAGAGTGATGTTGTTTCAAATAAACAGATCTCTGAACCATATTTATCATTTATCTGAGTTCTTGCCTCATGAGAACAACATAACAAAGCAAGAAGTTTACCACCAAGATAATTAAATCCAAATGGTTGAGTGGGAACAATAATAAATCCCATGATTGAATGACGATTAAATCTTTTCAACTCAGGTGGTCTACCTAACCAATCATTACGAGGTTTACAGTTGATGGTAGGTGAACCGAAACGAATAAATCCTACAATCTTTTTTGTATTTGTTTCCATGACAATCCACTTGAGTGACTTGCCAGGAATTGAACTCTCAATCGAATGAGATGTCGTTATCTGTAGTCTCTCATTGAAATATTCATTTGTGAAACCATCAGTATCTCCAGCGGCATAAACTTTGAAGTTCATGTCGTTTGGGTGCATATCAAATGCATCAAACATATCCTCTTCAGGCCCACAGCCAGGAAGATATGTTGGCATCTTTGACATACGATCTAATTTTACATTACGAAGATATTCATCAATACGACCCATATTTGAGAAGTAATCGATGAATTGATCTGCTGCGTAGGCAGCGTCACTTTCACTTAGATTCATCTTATAATAGGCATTTCATATAAGGGTTTATCTGCTGGCATAGTTCTTGGTCTATTGACATATGAATCAACGAGAGTATCAAGAGATTTAGACATACTACGATATCCAGTGCCGACATAAATTTGTCCTGCCATCACGGCGAAGGTGCATGCACCCCAGAAAATGTAATACATATTTGATTTCACTTGATGTTTTAATTTTGTATAAGATTTAGTCATCATGGTCATCCCAAGGGTCTGTTAAGTTTTTGTTTGCAAAAAAACCTTTGTATATGCCATATGCGGCCAACAAAACAGTAATCACTGCAATCGATATACCAAAAGTATAATCAGGATTGAATGTAAAGTGTGGTATAAGTGTGTCATTACACTTTGCAATTTTATCTGGATCACTCCAAGTGCCAGGCAAAGTATAAACTGGCGGACATGCTAAAAAAATCATAATTAGTTTTCAATCTTATGATAGACTTCTACATAAGATTCACATTTAGGACAAGTAAGGTTTGTAACTATATCATACTCCATACCTTCGTCTTCGTCAATGTCATGGTCTCCACCCCAGATAAGTTCTGTTCCGCAATGCCAACAATTCATGACCACAATCTCCTTAATTGACGAACATCAGTTACACCATATAATGCCTTAACAGTTGCTTCTGCATCCTCTCTTAGATTCGATGGAGAAAAGAACTCTACTCTTGTTAATCTATTTGACTGCAACATTATTTGTGCAGTCCATTTAGTTTCTTTCATTTGAATTCACACTCCAACATTATTTCCGTGAGTGCAGCCAAGAGATTAATTTCTTGGTCTGCAACAAAGGCGATTTGATATTGATATCTAGCAATGATAAGAACTGCGGCAGGGATACTGGCATTCTTGAGAGAACAATATAGAGAGTCGTATATACGACGTAGAAGTATAGCAGGGTCATTATCTAAATTATCTACACACCATTTACGAACAGCGGGAAAGTTTTTTTCCTTGAGATTCTTTGTAAGGTCATTGATTGATACATCAGAGAATGTTGCTAGAATACCTGTATCTATTTTACCACTTGCAGAGTATCTTTGGCATTCATTTAGAACTCTTCTCCAATCAGGAAAGTGTTTATTAATGAGTTCTACAATTACTTTCTTATCATACTCAACTCTTTGTTCGTCAAGAATAAAATTCAGTCTCTTGAAGAACTCAACTGCAATCTCTTGTTTCTCTTTACCTTTGATTGAGAAATCTACAACTGCACATCTTGAATGTAATGGTTCAATTATTTTATTCTTATAGTTACAAGTAAATATAAATCTACAATTACCATAAAAGTCTTCAATGTTTGCTCTAAGAAGAAGTTGAACATCATGAGTTGTGTTGTCTGCCTCATCTATGATGATGACTTTGTGTTTTGCACCACCCATCAAAGAAACAGTTGATGCAAAGTTCTTTGCCTGATTTCTTACAGTGTCAAGAAAACGACCTTCATCAGAACCATTGATAACATAAAAGTCTGCACCAAGTTCATGACACAGAGCTTTTGCAACGGTAGTCTTACCACACCCAGCAGGGCCTGCAAGTAATAAATTTGGAACTTCACCCTTCTTTAGAAAACTCGAAAATGTTTTCTTTGTATTTGCAGGCAAAATACATTCTTCAATTGTTTTAGGGCGATACTTTTCAACCCAAAGAAAATCACTCATTATTTAAAACCCTTTGTCTTTTTTGGTTTGTCAATTACTTCAACAATCTTATCTGGATTTAATGCAATATTATTCCACCAATATTCTTGTACTTCATCCCATGATTCTAACACAACAGATTTACTTTTGCAAACCATCTTATAATGGTGTCTGTCATAAGGTTTATTACAAGTTTGGGAAAAATATCTTGAGTCATCTTTTCCTATCAACTCCGTCATTCCTGTGACCTCCACTCTTTTCTCATAGACTGA